TACCCTGCCAACGGTGACAACTATTTCAAACCCAAGTTATGGGAACATGCTGAAGGTCTGCCGCTGCCGGCTGTTGGTAAGTTCGATGAACAATTTGCCCTGGCACACACATTCGACGGGGAAAAATGGATCATCAACGAGCCGGAGACCAACGTTTCAAACCTTCCAGCCAGTAACGAGATTATCGATCTGGCAAAGCTACCATCCCGGGAACGCTTCGCGGCCGTTCTTATGTTCAGCGATTCTCCCATCGATGGAGTTCTTTACTCTCAGGTGCTGGATTATCTCGATAATCTGGAAAATAACGATGAATCCTTTGATGAGGATGATCGGGTTAATCTCAATATTCTCCACGCGCTGCACAATAACGAACCCGTGCAGCATATGCATGTTGAAGGCCTTAATAATCTCATTCAGGCCATTTACGCAAACTTTGAAGATCAGACACCGGGTAAAGCTGCGATTTCACAATTTATTAAACGCTGGCTGGAAAACCCAGGTAAGCGTGATGAGATGGTGCCAAACAAAACATCATCACTTAGTACCTGCGTTAAAAATGACAATGTCGCTGTGGCGCCACAACGTGGTTATAAACACACTTACGCGACACTGGATCAGGAAATTGCCGTTGCTCTCCTTCCCATCGCTCCAGATGCACCAGTGTTATCAGGAAATCTCCGCGATGCGGAAAAAATGATTTCCCGATGACCGGGAAGATTTCAAACGTTGGTCAGCGGCATTGCGTACTACCGAGCAGATTCTCAATATGACCGTCCGAGTATCTTTGGGGTTATTCAGAATGTCCCATCTAAAGATACATACCATTTCCCTGAGTCACTGCGACGCCATATTGATTCATGGCTGGCTGAACATGGTCAACTCGAATGTGCCGAAACGGATGCCAGAAAGAACCGGGCAAGCAGCTGCGGCAGAACGCGGCGAATATGTGGAAGGTATCAGCGACCCTAATGATCCTAAATGGGTTAAAACCGATACCCAACCCCAGAATTCAACCCACGATGACAAAACGCTTTCGCGTGATGGAACTATGCCTGAAACAGCCTCAAATGAAGGTGACAAAACGAAGTGGCAGAACAGGAAACAGTTACAGAAGACCAGGCGGAGCAGGCTCGTGAAACGCTAAATAATATGGGTTACGGAGTATATGCGACCAGCCAGGACACAACTGACCAACAGAATGAAAATCTGAGCGATAAAGTGAAAAAAATCGTTCAGGATGTGGATCAGCTCGTCGATCGCGTTAAGCGTGAAGAACAACTTCCTCAGGCGTCAGAACTGGTTAAGAGCATTAATGAAATGCAGGGCTGGCGAAAGCGACAACCTGGCGTTGTGGAAAGAAGTATTCAAACAGATGAACGCTTTACCTCCGGCATTCTCTGTAAATGGCGGCGGAAACCTCTATCAATGGCACCTACATGACCATGATCGCGACCCGCGAATTTGGTCCGAAAGGTATCGGCTGGGGTGTGGATATTCTTGAAGAACGCTTTGACGATGGCGCGCCAATTACTCGCACAGCCAAAGGAGCTGACGGTAATAACACATGGGAACTCATCCCGGACGGTATCGGTGGCGTCCTTACAGAAAAACACCACGTTATCAAATCAGTCTTTGGTACATCCGGAATGGTGCGCGCGGTGAAGAGATTTCATTCGGGTGTACCCCGTATATTTACGGCAGCAAATACGGCCCAATTTGCGATGGTGAAGCGACGAAAAAATCACTGACTGACGCAACCAAAAAAGCGTTGTCTGCTCTCGGTTTCTGCGCAGATATTTTCATGGGGCTTTACGACAACCCGGAATATCGCCAGAAAAAATAAAGCTGAAATTTGCGCTCAAAAACGCCCAGCGAAAACGCAGAGGATGCGGCCCGCGTACGTCAGGAATTGGACGATAAACTGACCAAGTCGCAAACACCCTTGCATCAGCTGTATCAGAGAACGAGATCAACAAGGTTTATTCTTCGATTGCCCGTGAAGCAGAGGTGCATCGCAAGGACGCAGAGGCGAAGGGTGACACGCAACATGCGCGCTATTTAAGTGGGCGCCTGCGTCGCCTGACAACCATCAAAGATGAACGTATCGCTGAACTGAACAAATCCCAGGAGAATGCATAATGACTACTGCAATCGCGTTAGCTGCTGACTACACCAACCTTCTGCAATTGCTGGAAAGCTCTGATGAACTAACTCCGGAGATGATCACCGATACACTGGAAGGAATTGAAGGGGAACTGGCGGATAAGCTGGATGCCATCATGGTCATTGCGCGTAATAACCTTGGACATGCCAAACATGCGATGAAGAAATAAAGCGCCTGGCTGAGCGTAAAAAGTCTTTCGAAAATAAAGATAAAACGCTTCGTAAATATATTCTGTCTTGCCTGCTTGCTGCCAATCTGGACAAGCTCAAGACCCCTAAGAATAGCTTTACTGCCCGAAAAGGTAGCGTCAGCGTTGTTATCGACAACGAAAAGCTATTACCGGATGAGTTGGTTACTGTTCAGACGATTGTCGCTCCGGACAAAAAAGCCATCAAAGAAGCGATCGAGGCTGCGGAAGCTGCCGCAGCGCAAATCACGGCTGATGGTGGTGAAGTACCAGCAGAATTGTTAAATCCGGTACCGGGTGCTCACCTTGAGATCGGCGAACGCTCACTACAGGTACGTTAACTATGCTGAAACTATCCCTAAAACGTGGCGATGCGGTTCACGTAGTATTTTCAGACGGCAGTAACGGCATTATTGAAGCGCGTAGCCGTTGCGAGTTGGGAATGCACCTGCCGAAAAGCGTTAAAGTGACTCGTGAGAAAGGCGCATTCCTACCCGAAAACCTGATTAAGCGTAATCAGAAATAAAACCATACTATCGATAGCATTGTGGCCTCACCCAACACTGGAGGCTGCAATGCTGCGATGGCAACCCGGAGCTACTCTGCTCACAGATTTCGATATAAAGATTGGCCGGTTATCGGCAAGCGTACGAAAGAAGACCCTGACCCAGTCCGACATCGAACGCGCATGCAGTGATGCTGATGACGCCGTTTACCGGATGATGAGGAAAGACCAACATGGCCAGAGAAAACGATCTGCTAACAGACGCAGAACTGATTGAGGTTTACCGGTTATCAGAAGGCATCCAAACAAAGGGAAATTCTCGACCGTGGCGGGCGTCTCGTACATACCCGACCGGGAAGGTCGCCCGATGGTTTACCTGGACGCACATTAACGCTGTATTGAACGGACAGATTCACCGTACAGACCCAGCACAGGAAAAAAACCCGATTTCGGAGCTATCTAAATGGGGCGCAGAAGAAAGGATCCTGGAGATAACAAACTGCCACCGCGCGTATCCAAAACAAAAACGCGTTACTACTACAAACCCACGTCACGGGAGACCGTGACACTGGGGCCAATCACTCTGACTATGTCAGCATTATGGAAACGGTATGAGGAAGAACGACGCAATTATTCAGATGTAATGACGTTCGAAAAGCTCTGGGGAATGTTTCTGAAAAGCGCCTACTACACAGAACTGGCAATACGAACCCAGCGTGACTATCTGCAACATCAGAAAAAATTACTCGCTGTATTCGGCAAGGTTAAAGCTGACATAATCAAACCTGAAGACGTGCGACAGTTTATGGATCGTCGTGGTCTGCAAAGTAAGAACCAGGCCAACCAGGAAATGAGCAGCATGTCTCGCGTTTACCGCTGGGGATATGAGCGCGGATATGTTAAGGGAAACCCCTGTGCCGGCGTCAGCAAATTTTCTCTCAAGGCTCGTGAGCAATACATCACTGACGAAGATTACCTGGCAATTTATAAACATGCAGATCACGTCGTCAGAGCCGCAATGGAAATATCTTACTTATGCGCCGCCGCGACAAGCTGACGTACTCGAACTACGTTGGATGCAAATATCAGATAAAGGGATTTTTATACAACAGGGCAAAACCGGGAAAAAACAGATAAAGGTCTGGACACCTCGCCTGCGGGAAGCACTGGAACAGCACAGGCAGCATGCCCAAAGCTTTCACCTGACGCATTGGTTTCTCTATAACAGCGATCGCGGGCAGTTCATCCGCAAGACATTCAATAATCGCTGGCTAAAGGCCGTGCGGTCAGCACAGAGTGAACTTAATAGGCAACTGGATTACACGTTCCACGACATTAAGGCAAAAGCTATTTCAGATTTTGAAGGGAGCAGTAGGGATAAGCAGATATTCAGCGGACACAAGACGGAGAGCCAAGTGCTTATTTATGACAGGAAAGTACAAATCAGCCCGACTCTAGATCTCCCTCTCATATAATTTACCAAGGCTGTGACTTAACAGCCTTTAAAAAATAGTTATGATAAATAATGTTGCATTAAGAATAAGATTACAGATGGAAATTGATTGCACAAAATTCAATGTTGATATTACTTTTTTTTGATTGGTCATTGAGCTCATCTTCCTTCTGACTCAGCTCAATTAATTCGAGATCCTTCAATTCCGTCCTAATATTATCAAACAAATCTTTATATTCAGACTGTGAAATCCTGATCATGGACGACTGAAACTTAACCAAATACCATATATTTATTGATGCAAAAAGAACAAGTAATAGCGCCCCAACGTTAATAATTGCAGAGCTACCAGAAAAATCCCCTTTCATTGCTACAAAACTTATTAAGCTAGAAATAGGGATTGACAATGCTCTTGTCAAAGTATCGTACATTATTCCATTTAGCTTTGATAAATAATCTCTAAATCGTTCTGAATACTCTTTACGTATTTTATCAAAACTAAATCCAACTGAAAAAGCTCGATAGTTTTCTTCAAAAACAAGACTAAAGAGAGTGAATTCTGCTAGTAATTTTCTGAATGAATCAGAGCGTTTTTTCACGCCAAAGAAAAGAGTGCAGAGTACTACGCATGATATTACATTTGGCATCCATATGTAATTCATCAGAAAAAATTTTATCAAGCTTTGCAAATCCATCAAATTCATGTTCAAGATCTTTAATGTTATAATTTAATGTAACACTGATCTTTTGCTTATATAAAAATATTAATTCATGCCCATCTTGGTGATCAGAGCAAGATGAAAGCAGATCCCATATTTTTTTAACTTGTCGGTACCTAGCTATTTCATTTTTTGAATATTCGTCAGGACAGATAGTACAATCACCATTATTTATCCCTAACTTTATTATTAGAAATCGCTCTGGCGACAAAGGGCATATTTCGATTAACTCATTTTCATCGTAATAAACATGAATACCACTCATGCGCATAGATTTGAGATTTAGTGAAACCTCAAAGGTAGTGATATTTCCATTAGTAATAGATGATGGGAGTTCATCCCATAGACTGAATACTCTATCACGAGACTGCCCTTTAAAAATAAATGAAAACGTCTGTGATATTAAATTTTGTTCAGCACACATTGATGCGAAATCATATACTGTCTGAACCATTGGCAGATGAACATGGACAATATCATCAGCATAAACAATATCCTCACAGGACGACGCGAGTAATTGTTTTATACTTTCAAATCTAGCCATTTCAGCCCCCTACATTATCCCTTTTCTAATGCTTTTCGTAAAACGATTGGTATCTGATTGAATGTTAATTTTCCAGTTGTTGAGTCAAATTCAACCGTTTTAGATGTTAATAAATCAGCATCAAAACTTATGCTCATCCTTTTATCACTGCCGCGATAACGAACTAACGCTTTCAAACCTGTGTTATCAATACTAACACGTTCACTTAAATTGTACGGTTCATTTTGTGCCACATTAAGGAGAAGATGTTCATGTTCAGGAAACAAATGTCTGCCTAAAACTTCGAGACTGATTTTCCCATCATCATCCTTATGCTTTTTACAAAAATCCTCTGCCAATTCTAGTTTTTCATTTATTATTTGTGGTTCACTTTCATGAACTAGTTGCAAGCAATGTTTGATAGCATCAACTAATCCTTTAGTTTCAATTTTAGCCTGAGTGAATTCTTCGCAACCTATGAAATCTTTAAAGTAATCACGAATTTCGCTTGCACGCCCTACTCTAAAAGATATATATCTTTCATCTATTTCATCGTTCCAATCATTAAGTCTTATTCTTGCTGCAAGATGCAATTTATCAAGATCAAGTCTATCAATAAGCTTGAACGATAGTTCCTCTAGAGTAAAACCTTTTGTTTCGAGAAGAGTAATAACTGATAAATAGTGTTTAGAACCGAATGAGTGATGAAAAAAGACAATATATGTTGGCTTCGCTATTTTACCAGCGCCTTTATTCATTTCACCTTCAAGAATTCTAGCCAAATCAATTGACATTTGAGTGAAATCAGGGAAAGAAAAAACATCATCATTGATAGAAGAATATCTTTCTAAAACCTGTTCAAATTTAGGTTTTCCGCTAACTTGGCTAAAAGTTCCAGTCTGTAATCCGGTCTTATTAAATAAGCTTAAAAGACTACTAACAACATCAGTAGTAAGCTCATCTATATCATTCTCTTGAAAGCGCTCTATTAACATTGCCGCTCTAGAGCTGTCACGCTTAATTTGATGAACAATAAAATTATGGATAGTTGCAGACACGATATTCCCTCTTCATGACTAATTCAAGGTCAACTATCCACATTTTTGCTGAAAAATCAAGAAAATATCAAAAACGAGGTTACTATATCGATGTTAGATCAAAATTCATCATCAAAAAAACATAACTATGTATTTTTATGCATAGTTATGCATTTCAGTATTATTATATTCTTTCCGAATATTCTTTCTTTATTCTTCTGCTCAAAAAACAAAGGGGTTAGCGTTTAGCTAACCCCTTGTTAAATTTGGCGGAAGCGTAGAGATTCGAACTCTAGAACCCTTTCGGGTCGCCGGTTTTCAAGACCGAAAAATAACACTTAAAAATCAAACTCATAACATAATAAAAAAGAATAATATCAATACAAAAACACATCAAAAACAATACATTAGGTACAACGCAAACATCGATATTCTTCTAAATTATGCACTATGTCTTGACTGATTATCTGCTATTGAGGATAGTGGCTGTATAAAAACACAGTACCGAGGCTATCATGAAAAACAGAGAATCCAATGTCAGCAGCCTACAAGAATTAGCTGGTTTTAACGTCAGCTATTCCCTGCTCACAAATGAAGTCTATCTGTCTGCATCATTCATCGATAACATGGCATGCATCCCACATTGGCCAGTAAAGGAATTCCCAGATCAGTTTATGTGTATCTCACGTACTCGTGCAGAAGAACTGATAAAGGAGTTACAGAAAGCAATAAACTACATGGATGCAGGTATTGATAACCCCCATGGTAGGTTCAACTAGTTTCCGTCCTCACATATAGACACAGGGAATTTTTTGTACAGTGTAGATACTCCAACATCGTAAATAATTGAAACCTGCTTTCGCGCCATTCCATTTTTTATCAATCGTCCCATTTGCGCCCATTCTTCACTACTAAACTTTGGGCGCCTTCCACCTATCCGCCCTTCTGCGCGTGCGGCTGCTAAACCGGCGCGGGTGCGTTCGACAATAAGCTCCCTTTCCATTTCGGCCAGCGCCCCCATAACATGAAAGAAGAATCTCCCCATAGGCGTACTCGTATCAATGCTATCCGTCAGGCTCCGGAAGTTAACCCCTTTGTCCCGCAGTTCCTCCACTAGCACAACAAGATGTCGCATGCTACGACCGAGGCGATCCAGTTTCCAGACCACCAGCGTATCGCCTTCTGATAGCGTCCGTAGCACCTTTTTTAATCCTGGTCTGTCGGACACCTTACCGCTGATCTTATCTTCAAAAATCAGCTCACATCCTGCACTCTCGAGCGCGTTTCGCTGGAGTGCAGTGTTCTGGTCATTTGTTGATACCCTCACGTAGCCAATAAACATGTATTCCCTTCCTACAAAAGGCCGGAATCATGCCACCTGAGCGATAAATGATCATTATTAAAAACGTTGGTTTGGGCGAGGCGGCAAAAATGGATGTTGGCACCGGTGCGGATCAGATACCGGATATGTCAGCCTGGGAGTTTGTCGGTAATTCTTCTGCTGGTTATTTCAAAGCGCCTAATGGATTTAAGCTGCAATGGCTCGAAACACCGGGAATGGTGCAAGCTGCGAGTGATGGCGTTGGATATTGGGTGTACCCTTTTTTGAATTGTATTTTTGCGTTCGCGGTGCCCGTCGCAGTGACACTGGGGCAAACGGCGGGGAATGTCGTTGCGGGGAAATTTTCTAACACAGCAGTAGAACTACATAACTGGGGGCAGATCTCTGCCGCTGCACGAATTATAGGGTTCGGACGATGACTGACTTTTATTACTCAGTAACAGCAAACGCAGTCTATTCAGCAGATGAGCGTGAATACTTTGAAAATGCGGGAATGTGGCCGGATGATGCTGTCTTAATGCCACAGGATGTATTCAATGAATTTTTTATTAAACTACCACCTAACGGAAAAATTCGTTCAGGTGGTCCAGATGGATTACCTGTTTGGATAGAAACACCACCACTTTCGATTGAGCAATTAACCAAACTGGCAGAGCAGAAGCGAGCTACGCTGCGAAATGCCGCTGATGCTGAAATCGCCTGGCGGCAGTATGCCGTTGACCAAGGGAAAGCAACGTCGGAAGAGTCCTCCAACTTGATAAAATGGCAGGACTACAGACTGGATTTGATGCGCGTCGATACCTCAAATCCCATCTGGCCTACACCTCCGGGGGAACAGGTTGTATCTGTGGCAGTACAGGTGAAATAAACTTACCATCAATATACTGCCAGCCAATGTTGGCAGTATCACTACGAACGGGCAGAGATTTCGTGTCAAGTTCGGTCACGCCATCCCACATAATTACGCTTTCAACAATGCCAGAATTAACCAGCGCATATCTTTCTGTCATATTTCCCTCACCATTCAATAAACAGAACGCCAGGTGCACCGTTGCCACCTTTAGCGCCTGTATGCGCGCCGTTCACGTTTGCGCCGCCAGCCCCACCACCACCGGCACCATAACCAACGGCATCCATGCCCGCGATGGGATTTACGTTCCCACGGACCTGACCTCCAGCCGAACCAAACGGGCAATCTCCACCTTTACCACCGTAAGCGCCACCGCCATTGGTATTCTGACTGTCGCCGCCCCAGCTTCCGTGGCCACCTCCACTACCTGTAGGGCCTCCCAGCCCACCAATACCGCCAGAAGCTGAATCGGATGCAGACTGACCAACAGCACCACCTTTTCCACCCAGCAGGGTGAGATATGAACCGAACGTAGTATTGCCGCCGTCACCGCCAATCCCGCCGCCTGCCGCACCGCCAGTACCAGCCGCACCGATTGTGTAGGGGATAACCTGTCCGGGCGTCACAGCCAGCTTGAAACGCTGAACAAATCCACCGCTGGAGCCACCACCAGAACCAGCAACAGTGACATTACTGGTTGTTTGCGAACCACCACCACCGGCACCGCCAGCACAACCGGATATCCACAACTCTGTAACTCCTTCCGGAACAGTAAAATTCCCGCTGGATGTCAGGGTGGCAAATCCGGTTTCGTGCAAACCAAGGTTTGAGAGACCGTTTTTTGAAGTTAAGACAGGAGTCCATTTTGCTGATGGCGGCTGGCTACCAACATTTGCATTTTGTAGGGACTGATAAGATTCACCGTTATACGTGCACATCGAGCCGATATGGTATTCCTGCTCTGAATGCCATTCTGGAACCCCCATTTGATGCTGATATGCAATGAACTGGCTCATTGCGTACATCGCCGCATTGAAGTCCTCAAGCGAGGGGTGCTCGGAAGCGCCAACAATGCCCCATCCGCGCAGGAAAGATGCCGTGATCTGCGAGGTCAGATCATCTGCCTGATTTGTTCCACCAAACACGGTTCTTTCCAGCCCCTGTGCATCAGAGGCAAAAGCCCGAACATTTCCCTGGTATCGTGCAATCTTAGACATGGATTTTCCTCGAAAAAAAACCGCCCTGGTAGGCGGTATTGAACTTACTGGCGAATCCTCTGGCCGAAGGGTTTCGCGAGAACCCGAATGTCAGACCAGGAGTCACCTGATAAAAATAATCGTATCGAACGCCTGCAGGTTTTGGCAGCAAGCCAAGCTTCACAATAAGGCGTAATTCATCAACTGATACCTGCGGTGAAACATTCAGGGCTAGTGTCATGTCCTTTCTGTCAGTGACGTAAGCTTCACCATTGAATGCTGTCTGTATCACATCCTGCAGACTGACCCGATCGTCTGACGCTATCGTTGCACCTGCGGCGTTTCGCGCAATTTTGACTCGGAGAAACCTGCGATACTCATTGTCAGCCAGCTGGTAGTCACCATATACCGGGGAAAACTTGCTATAGAAAGGCGCTCCGACATACGTCGCATTAGATTTACTGTCGAAGCCTTCGGTATTCAGATGCCCGTCAAACCCGAAAAATACACGGGCAATAACAGCAGGCACGCTGCGGGGAAGCCCAACTATCCGGCCAATCACATCGAGCCGGTATCCGGCAACCCGGTCGAGATCAAAATTATCTGGGTTACGAATAAAATCAGCGATGATTTGCCAGTGCCTGAGCATGGCCTGTATTTCTGACTTTGCTTTTTTCTTTTCCCAGTACTGCTTAATGAGCATTAGCGTGTAGCGGTTAATGATGTCGTCATTCACTGGAGCACCTCATTAACGTCTATATTTTCCACACTCAACGTGAACTTCCCCTGAAAGCCCGGTGATAACTCAGCATCGGTGTAATCGACTCCATTGCTGCTAATTTGCAAGTTAGTCAGTACAAAATTCACCCGTCCAACACCATAGCCATTCTCATAAAATTCATTGGCATCCACAGACTCACCGATATGCATAGTGCGTGATACAAGTGATTTTTTGAGAGTATCGATATCTATCGGTTCGTTTTGAATTTTCCGGCGGGCAGTGAGCCTGATATGAAGCGGCTTATAGATAGGCCGATCAAGTTGAAGTTCATGGGCTATCAGAAATGAGGTGCCGTCAGGACGAATCAGGGTTTCGGTGTAGCGACCGGTTATACTGCCTTTCGTTCCCGTGCCACCACCTTTCTGTTTAACCATGATCTCCACAATTTCTGAGATCGCCCCCCCTTCCACGACAAGCCATATAGAATTTGCTGGAATACCCGTTGTTTGATCATCGATTTTCGTATCGTTCTCACCGATATTCAGATCGATTACGCCTGCCAGTTGAGCTACTTTAGCGAAAACTGCACCAGTGCTGCCTGTTGCCGGATTCTCAAGTGAACGATTTCGGCGTTGTCTGAATTCTTCTGGCGTTTCCTCATCCCGCCCTACAACAACCTCTGAATCAGAGATAATGCTCACAACACCTGGCTCTGGGGTGAGTTGAGTGAAAGTATCGACGCTCAGTCCTGTAACCTTCCCAAAGTTTTGAGCAAAAAAGGTAGCCGTTGTGACGCCTGCCGGAATGGTTACATCCTGTCGTATAAACCAGACCTGATTCGCCTGATCCCTTATTTTGTACCCGCTATAGAGAAGTGTCGCCCTGTCTGTTGTGACTTTAAGGTCACGTTGCGAACGTGAACCCGGGCGCATGAAAAGACCGTGAAGTTTGGCAATAATCTGCTGCATATCACCCGTATTAAAATCAGGGTCCATTTGGGAATAAAGCCATTGCAGCGCGGCTTCAAGATCTGCCCGAGCCTGAGATTCGATTGCCACACGTTGACCGTCTGGAGATTCCTGGTCTAAATCGATATCCTGCCCATAAATCCCTTTATAGCCATCACTCAGCATCTGAAACAAATCTCTGAATGTATTTATCTCCAGACCGTTGTCATTAAACTGTAGTGCCATTTTTCAACGCTCCGCTGACTGGAAAGGTGATCGTCTGATCGTCATAAACGGTCTCAATGCTGAGTTCGATTTTTTGTGACCGGGTGGCTTTATTGACCTCCATCGCCAGGGCGGTAATGCGCATAACTCCGTCCGTCGCCAGTGTCACACGCTCGATCTCCCGCAAAATTTCCTGCTCGGTGTTTTTTTCTGATAACAGGTAAAGCCAGTCGATGTTGTCATCCATGTTGAGAGGGTTATCGTTTTTGAACGAGAGAATCCGGCATTTCACTTTCTGTGCGATAGCTGCACCGCCAGTAATATAATTCGCTCGCCCGCGCCCAAATCCCCAGTCGTGATTTTTATCCAGTGCTGAAACAATCATGAGATCTCCGTGACGATACCGTTGGTAACTGTGATTATTTTCCCGTCATCGCTTCGAAATGAACCAGACACACCTGATTTGCCGCCTGTCTTTACCTGGGAATATTGAAGTACATTCAGAACATCGCATTCTTCCAGAGTCGTCTTGCCCTCTTCCTGGGTAATATTCCCTGTGAGGTTTAAATCCCCATCATGGTCAGTATCCCTCTTCATCATCCGGTTCTTCTTAGGAATAGCGATAGCGGTGGCCAGTGGATTAACCCCACACAGAGCAAAGCCATCTGAATAATCGTGCATGCGCATTTCAAGTGGTGAAACAAAGTCGCTGCCAGCATACCAGGCATCATAGCAACGCTCAGAGATCAGAACGAGGCAATAGTCACCAGCCGCAATTGGTTCAGCTATGTAACTCTCACCACCTTGCAAAATTACCGGAGGAACCTCGATGAACTCAGGTAGCTGCTTGCTGTTTCCTTTCACAACCCGATTGATAACGGGGACGCAACTGATTGTTTTGTCATTTACAGACGTTATTTTTGCGACAACAATGGTGTGAACATCGGCCAGAGCAAATTCAACACCCAGGCCGATAGTGTCGTGAAGTTCTTCGATCATAAATTAAGCCCATAAAAAAACCTGCGATTAGGCAGGTTTAGTGTCTGTTGCGTCTGGAGTAGTTTTTCTAACTATGCTGCTTCAACGGCTTCCTGAACCTCAAAGAAACGCTGGCGGAAACGCATTGGGTCCTTAATAAACCGTATTGGTGCATGTGCTGAGCCAGTATCACTGATAACCAAGGAGCCATAACCAAAGATACGACCAAAAATCCCTTGCTTAATCTGAAGGCTTGATACTTTTTTGATCGGAATTTCTACGGTGTCACGCTTAATAAGCCCGGCCTTGGCAATCAGTCTTTTGTTAGTAATACCAGCCTCGCTAGACCTTAATACCAGATATCCCAAGGGGATCAGCAACAGCCCAAACCCAACAGTAAAGGGAGCCAGAATTAGTCCCCATATAATCCATGGGATCAGTGCCAAAAGTGTTACTTTCCCACGGTACAAAACTTTTCATTGCCAATCAAATTAGAGTCGATATAAGACATTTCCCAAAATCTCCTTTGCAAAGGGAATGGGATGATAGCAAGTTAAATAAATGCTTCCAATTGTTTATAAGTATGAACAGCAATGAATACCTTTATCTAACAACGTGATAATTCCCCGCAGGCTGGCACACGACCTTCTGATACCATGCTGAGCCGTTGTTCTGCCCGCTAGTTTCAATCTGGTATATCTTATAAACCCCATTTAACGCGGGATTCGTCACGCTTTCAACTGCGCAAAGCCCACCGATCACCAGCGTAGGATTCAGTTTCGTGTCGAATACTATTTGCCCTTTCGATGACTTCGCTAAGGTGCTCGAATCGGTGTCTTTTTTACCTGCCGGATCTGTATCAGGTTCATTGGTTGGCGTTTTCCCCTTCTTCCCGCCGTCATCCTGTGCGCTGATTTTGGTTGACTGAGGCGTATTTAGCAGGCCGCTTCGCGCATTCACGACCGAAATGTTACCCGATGTAACCTCATTAGCCTTGAGGATGTGGACGCGCTCATCTTTGATGAAAAATGACTCATCAGGCGCGAGGGTATCGGTAAGAATTTTACTGGAGCTACCTACCAGAACCTTCGGCCTGATGAGTGCTTGTTGCTTCGTCACAGAGCCTTTTTTCGTGTTTGGCATGTCCTGCAAGACAGAATCGACGACCTGATCTTTCCCGCGTACCGTGCGCGATGTGAAGGCGTTGATATAATCGTGGCCACCGTCTTCACATTCCAGGCTGACGATGTGGATCGCACCTTCACGTTTTACCGCCCCACTTTTAACCGAACCCTGAAATACCTGGCGCAGCTTGCCGTCGTAACCAACCTCGAGTCGAACGGGGATATACTTCTCTTCATCTTCGGACTTGAGCAATTGCAGACGCGTGGAAGGCTTTAGCCCGTTGATGGACACACTCAGCTTGCCGAGTGACTTCTTGTCCACAGTTTCCAGCGCCTTGAATGACACAGTGATCGGTGGCTCGATAATCACTGCTTGATTGCCGATCCCCACCGTCAGCCGATAATCACGGTAAAAAGTATCCATCACGGCACGTCTCCCCCGCGAATATCAATCATCTCTTCCGGTGTGACCAGATACATTTCGATGCGCCCACTGGCGAAGTCATCAGCCCGATACGGATCAATGCCGGCGTTATCTGTAGCAAGCACCGCAATATCAAAAGGCCAGTTTTTGTGACGAAAATGTAGCGTTCCCAGCGAAAGCTTTACGCCATCAATGTAATCGCCATTGTATTCCACGCGCATCTTCCACATGTCAACTGTGGGCAGGTGGCGAAGGATAACGACAGCCTCACCTCGGTCAAAAATCAAGACATGCCGCTGAATAGGCTCATCTGTAACATTAGTTATTTGATCCATCAGTTTTTACCAAAGATTGCATCTTTAAATGAATAAGCTACAGATTTCGATTGGCCGCTTTTTTTTGAATTATCTGCCGGAGTCTGCGCCCCCTTATTCGCAACGCTCGCTGTTTTTGATTTAGCGGCTGCCGAGGGTGATTTGAAGTGCTGCTCAATCGGTGGTAGTTAGTTGCGTGAAGGTGATTTTTGTAAAACTGGCTTCAAACTTAGTTTCCATCGTCTGATTGTCAGTGCTGATGAGCAGGCCGCTTAATGCCATATTTTCATGGGTGCGATAATCTACCTCCACGGAAATAAGCTGCTTGCCGTAGTACACACCCTCAATAAAATCGAGGAATTGCTCTCTGATACCTTTTGCGCCACCAGTAGACGGGTTGCCCACCAGACCAAACAGGTCGGCGCCTTTATCAGCCAGGCGTTTTGCCTTTAAGATGGCCTGCTCTGCGCGGTCGGCAATCTCATTCATTTTTTGCAACTGCTGCTGCGTCTTTGCGGGGATGTACTCCAGCACCTCACCATACTTCGAATAATCTGGCATCAGGCTAAAAGAAGAGTTTGGTTTCGCATCGACATAGATATCGGCAACAACACCGCTGATTTTTATCGTCAGCGGGCCATTGATAATATCGTCTGACGCGTTACTACCGTCTTCCAGCACGTCTACCGGAACCTGAGATGGGTATTCAGTAGCGTCGCTAACTCGCGCAAACATTGAGAACCCGCCGATCCCTACCTTTTTAACAGTATCTTTGCCCGAAGATTGCGCCTGCATGAGGCCGTCTAGAATTCCCATTATTTCCCATTCCTCGAAAACATTCGTTTGGCGTCTTTTTGTTGTTGCTGTGTACTATCAGCAACAGCGTTACCTGCCGCAACAGCATCAGGTGCAGTGATGTAGTTTTGCTGGCTGAAGGTATACGAATTGTTATAGGAGGAACTATCACCACCGAGGCCCACCGCAGCATTCATGCCGTAAGGAATACCACCAGGACTCATGCCGCCGTTGCCGCCGCCAGTTACACCCTGCTGCTGTTCATCCTCACCGAACCCGAAGAATGACTTTGTCGCATTCCAGGCATTTGAAGCAGCGTTGCTGATCGTGTTTTTAATGGTCTCACCGAGGTTTGCGAACAATCCCATCACCCACTGCATAAATTCATCAAACGGCTTTCTGAGCAGAGCGACACTTTCAGTGAAAGATTTCACGACATCATCCCATGCCCCCTGAAAATCACCTGTGACCAGCTTACTCAGCGCGCTAAAGAGCAGTTTGATATTCTCAATACCCTGTTTGAATACCTCGATGATGTAATCGACCACCACCATGACCGCGTCTTTAATCGCCAGCAAACCGGGGACGATATCGATCCCCCATGTGTCTTTAAAGAAATCAGCAATAACGCTTTGTCCGCCTTCCATAGCCGTTAACAGGTCATCGATGACGAGGATAACGCCCAGGATTGCTGCAGTAAGGACTACTGGGGACATCAGCACACCCATTACCGTTGCAAGCCCGCCAGTGACAAGCCACCAGGCAGAGAAAGCGATAGTGATAGCAGCGACAATTGGTAGGAAGCGGCGGATCATACCCATAACGGAAAAGATAATTTCCCCAAGATGGGCCAGCCCGTTTTTGATGAGATCCTTATTAGCAATGAGAAAGTCCGTAAACCCATCCACCAAGTCTTTCAGTACCGGCACAAATCCGACGGCAACCTGAAATTTGATACCATCAAATCCTTTCCCTAGCGTGTGTGAGAGAATCGTTATAGGCAGCGAACTGATCTGCCTGGTCTTGCGTGACAACACCGAGCGCCTCAGCCTTGTTCTGCAACGAAGATATTTCTTCGCCAGTCATGGATAACAACTGAACCATGGAACGGTCGATACCCATCTTATCCAGTACGGAAAACTTCTCTGCCTGGCTCATGCCGTGCAGCTTGTCGGCCAGTTCACGAAATATCGCATCGGAGTTTTTTACCTGCCCGTTCATATCCTTGAACTGAAGTCCCAGTCTTTCCGCAACGTCTTTAGCTTCCCCCTCTCCGGTAGAAACAAACTCCCCCACTCGTTTTGTCATCTCACCAAGCGAAGCCTGCAACGCATCAACACTTGAACCATTTACGGACGCCGCATAGCCCAGTGTCTGAATGGTCTCGATTGCTACGCCCGTTTCCCGGGAGAACTGGACCAGGGGATCAATAGACTGACTGATAGACGTCACCCAGCCAGCAACCCCTGCAGCCGAACAGCGATAGCAGCCCCAAGACCGGTAAGCAGACCAATAGACGCTTTCAGATTCGCATTGAAGGTTTCCTGCGGTGCCAGATCACCGATAAAGCCGAATTTGGTAATAAGCTCGTTAACTATCGCCATTCCGGGCTTTCTCCATCTCGTAGTGTTGAATGTCTGCGCTGATATTCTCGAACTCAAGCATGTCAAACAGCTCAGGTGTGTCTAATTTAACAAGTTCGTGATAGGGGCCGTATCCGGCCTTTGACAGCGCCAGATACATGCTCATGTCGTCGCTTATGTTCGAGGATTTAACGTAAATTTCTGAACGTCTGGAGCTTCTGAACATGAGTTCATATTGCTCCCGCCCATAAAAGGCAGGCTGATAACCTGAAGCGCTGTTGTGATTAGCATGACGTAATCACCCGGGAAGGATTCGAAGTGTTCCTGCTGCTTGGACAATTGCACACCATCAAACAGAACGTAATCGAACATCAGGCGCTCAATTTCCTCGAATCGTTCTGAGTCAAGAAACTCCAGAGACTGTCGCGATAACTCAGAGGCAATGCCTGTGAAGAAGGCAAAAACCTTGCGACGTTTTTTGTGTGTTCATCGCTGCAAAGTCGTAGCGGTTG